CAAATTTTGGGTGGATATGCCCCCACCCTAGCTCCGGAACGCGAGCCCAAGATTTGTTGGTCACCTAAATTAGGGCCAGCAGTTCGGGCAGGAACTTCTCGGCAAGTGGTAAGACCATGCCGAGAACCTTGGAGAACATGTCCCCGCCCGTGTCACCCTTCTCATACCTTGTTTGCATTTTGGCCATGTGCTTGGGCGAGTTGCGGGAGAGATGGACGACCGGCTTCGCGTGAAACGCTATGCCCCCGCTCGTCGCGGAGACCTCCGGTTGACTCCCCCTCACGCCCTTCGTGGGTGGGATGACCACCGCGGCCACACTCTTGTATGCCGCACTTGTGATCAATTCATGGTCGCCCGACGATATGCCATCGAAACCACCGGCCCCGCGCTTGGCGGGCTCCTCCTCTTTGATCATGTTGACACCCGCTGCCATTGCCAAGGGGTCGTCTACCGGCGGCCCCTGTGTTGGGACGAAGGCGTTGGTAGCTGGTATTGCCTCAAAATTGAAGCACAGCTCGATGTTGAAGGAGATCACTGCTCCCGCAGTGAGGCCGTCGGCAAAGGCGATGAAGCCGCCAGTGTCGTGTTTCATGAACTCAGCGCCGTCAGCGGAGATGTTGTCACTCGTTGACATGACGGCGAAGAGGTTGCAGGACTCATCCGTTGGCACGTAGTGGGCAGAAAGGCCCTTGTTGTCGCTGACTGGGATCGCCACCAAACCAGGTAGTGTCTTAGCGATAGCACGGGTCATGGTGCCTGTGTTTGTGTCGGCGACATTAGTCCACCAGTTCAGCGCGGACAGGCCTCGCGGGAGAACCGCCATATACAGCGTTCCCGCATTTTGGAGGCTTGAACACGTTGGGTAGACATGGATGCCAGCCGAAACCAGACGGATCTGTGTACAGTTCGACGCGATGATGCTCAGAGCTGGGTGCGGAATGAACTTCGTCGGCCGAGTCAAAATCGGCCGCCGTGAAGAGATATTCCGTGTTGCCCGCAGTAGTTCGCGCACCGAGGTAGTACGGATAAGCTGAGCCCTTGAAGGCGCAGGCCGGCACGAGGGAGTACGGGAAAATTGGGTTCTTCTCGTTGTCTTTGTTCATCTGGGAGACCCCAATGATCGTCGCTGCACCTTCATAACCGGCGCTCGCGCTTGAACACATTGTGGACCTCACAACTTCAGTGAACGTGATTGTTTCAACTCCCCCCCCGTCCGGGATGCGGACTCCATGTACATTGGCAGGATTGGCCAGGGTCTGGAAGTAGGGGTTCGTCTGCTTGAGGTATTTCGGCACGTCGGCATGAGGCGCGGCGTGCTTCTCAGCGGACTTCGACATTCCGGATCTTAGCAAGTGGTGGCAGGGGCTAATTGTCTTAGTGAAGTTTCCCCGCTTGGCTAACTACCCTGAGCGGCGCCACTCGCTCACTTCGAGCTCAGGGTTCTGATCGCTTATTCCTTCAGGGGGCAGTCGACGTCCAGCAGGACGTCGAGCACCGGATGGTCAATGTAGATGTGAGGATCCAGCCCAGCGTAGCCGAAAACCTCATCAACACCCACATTGGTGGGGAACTCGAGATGACGAAGATACTGCTCAAACGATCGGCATTCCTCGACACTCAAACCGTAGACTCTGTTCATGAACAAGAGCCAGTCCCCCACCCTGTGTTTCGATATCACCGCAATCGAGTTGTCTCTCCACCGTTTGATCTCGGCCGCGACATACCTATCGTCAGGTTGTTCATCCTCGGCGATGGTCGTGTTGACCTTGAAGTGTTCTAGCAATATGCCTATGAACGGCATAACGGTGGCCTCTCGAGCCCACTGCTTCCGCAGTAGTGCGAAGAATGTCGCCGGGCTGACTGGGTGGAGAGACACTCCACATTTAGCAAACCAGCGCCCGAGCTTGGGAGCAAACACATGACCCTCAGCCGTGGGGTAGGGGCGGCGGCTGCAGAATTCCACCTCCTCAGGGTGATCTGCAACAAGCCACTCGTCCTCAAATCCCATAGCCATAGGCACCTCGCTGACGACAAATCGATCCCGGTCCACTGCCGCGCGGAAAGCAATCATGACGTCATCACCCATCACGACTGCTCGCCAATCGGCATGCTTGATACCGGCATCGTGACACATGCATTCAACTTTCAACATTTGTATGAGAGTGTTGCCGCAACTTGTGTCATTGTCCCCCGTCTGGCGGGTGCCCTCCAGTGCATACCATGCACCGAGCCTAGTGAACCCCTCGCTGTTCAATCGCTGATCCAGGCATAATTTGACTTCGGGGTGGTCACCCACTCCGAAGAGCTGCATAACAGCATGCTCAACTTCCAACGCGATGCGCGCAACATGCGCGTCGAATCGTTTGGAGTCGCCTTTTACCATGAAGGTCAGCCCATCCATAAGAGCGTCGTCGAACCATCGTCCCAAGTCTTCGCCATTGAGCCCAGCCGAATAAACTATTTGTGGCCAGACATGGCAATTAGCTACCAGTTTTGGACCGAACGCACGAGCCATTAGCTTTGAGAATGAAAATATCCAGGGCCCACACCTTGCTTGAAAGTCCGGTGTTGAGGCCTGTATCATGCGTGGCACAAACGTACAGAGCTCAGCGAGCTCCTCGAGTGTTACCGGTAGTAGTTCCCTTTTGACGAACGCCCTGTGTATGGTTGAGGGGTCAAGTCGCATCTTCAATGCGTTACAGATTAGTGTGCGTCGGGCTAGAGGGAATCTGCCCAACCACACAGTGAACTCGAGTGGGATGACGCTAAATTCTCCGCGGATGATCACAACCTGCTGGCCACCAAATTCGATGCGCAGCGGATCTCCGGAGTAATCTGAGCCCTCGAAGTAGGGCCAGTCAACCTCCATCGCCGATACAAATAAGTCAGTGTTTGTTGAGGCGATAAAGTCGTCGAAGGTGTTGTTTCGCCTATCCATGGCGAAGCCCCAAACTGCAAATAGTGATCTGAGCCACAGAGCGGTGGGGTATGTTGGCGTGGGTACGGGCTGTAGCATGCGATTCCGCAATGCTGCAGTCTCGTTGCACGAACACGCGCGCGGGACAACGCAACGACGTCTTCGGGTGAGAGGGCCATGAAGCCAACACCCAACTTTTGGGAGGCATATTTGATCCCCAAGCTCGAGTTTTGATCCGTCTCGTAACGGTTGTAGATCGACGCGGTCTGAGAAGCAAGTGTCGGGCTGTGTTCGCTCGGCATATGGTTCGGGTCGGTCGGGGTAGCTCCGTTGATAACGCCGGCGGACAACCGCAACGACGAACGCAACAAGTGCACTAGTACAAAGAGCTCCCCAGCCCAACACCGCAGAAATCTGCGGTGCCTCACCCTCCCACGCGTGCGCTTTTGGCAAACCTACGGACATCAGTAGTGCCAATAGCATATAAACCCCGGCTGTGAAGCCTGAAGCGGCATAGTAGATCTTGCGCATCTTCCGCGGGATGAGCCTACCCGTGGTGGCGATCGCGGCCACAGCCGCACCGCACGCCACGGTGGTTCTCACCGCTTTATCTGACACGCTGACCTTCCAGCTGGCATTGAGCAGTTGTAGCCACCCACCACGCAGCAGCGCAAAGTCTTGCTGGTACGTTCGGTTGATGACATTCATCTGTGATTGTTTCTCTGCCAACATTTTCGCAGCGTTCATCTCGTCATCGAGTGTGAACGTGTAGCCGAGGGCACACGCATAGGGCAGCATTTGCGCCACCCATAGCTCCTCATAACCGCGTAGACTGCGGCTTAGCTCTTTTGCCCGAGATCTCAGCTGCTTGTACGCATCCGGACTGCGTTCCCCCTGCGATCGCACTGCAAGGGTCCCAAGCAAGGACTTGGGAATGCGCACGTGATGATCATCTTTGAGCGTCACATCCAGAATGGGACCAAGAGAGTACATCGTCTTGATTTGTATGATCTCATCGTACGCAGGATTTGCTGGGCCGTCCTTCACCCTGAAGAACGGACCGTCACAGCTGATCGGACCGACGGCGTCGGGAAGCAGGGCGTCACGAGGCTGAAGGGGTTTCTGTTCAAAGACAGCAGAGACGCGTATGAACTTGTAGATCCTCGCGTCCCCAACTGCTCGCTCAAACTCCCATATCAGCGATGATTCACCCATCCTCTTGCAGCCACCGGTCAGCCATTCGAGGTCACGGTGGGAGTAGGGCACACACGAGCGCCCAACCGTCTCCACAATGTCCCCATCCGCCGTTCGGTGCCACTGAGCTTCAACAGCATCACGTGGCACGTACGTCGGGAATGTACCTCGGGGTATCTCCTGAGGGAAGTCGTGGATCACAGCGTACGCACAGACCGCTCCCACAGCGCCCAATGCCTGCCATAGCTCTTCTGGTGCAATGTAATACAACGAGTCAACCAGCAGGTATGAGAATGACCCCACGCCGGCTGGCAACAGGTCGCAGCATTCACCATTGGCGAATTGTAGCAGGTCATGAGGGCACCACGGGCCTGAGACGTCAGCCGTCTCACGGTCAAATGCTCGCAAGTGATCCTTTGGGCTCTCGTTGGGGCAGAGGCAATAAACACCCTTGCGCCCACGCATCGCATGGCGACGGGGATTGCCCCCGACGTCAACGACGGTTGGTGCGGCTTTGAAGGCCCGTTGAAGGGCCAGATCCTCAGCTAGCAACCTTTCGGCTGCCAGGACGCCATGATCGTGCTGCTCATTTGGGCAGCAGCGCAGGCGAACTCCGCACTTTTCGAGCTCCTTGATGGCTGGTTCAGATAGAGACCAGCCAATGCCAACCACACGTCGATTATCTTTCTCGACCGGTTTGGTCTCGTTAGCCTTGTCCGCCGCCCCCTCAATGGGGGCTTTCGCCTCAAACTTCTGAGGCTTGTCTTGAACGGACTTGGCTTTCCAGGCCTGCTTAACCGGCTTCGACATGATCAGAGCGGTTGGTTTCGACTTCGAGTTGAAGTCAGAGGTTCGTTTGGTTGTCAGAAGACTAGC